AGATAGTACGAGATAAACCACTAGATGCTAAATTAAAATTTGCTATACAAAGCAATGATGAGGCTATAACGACCAATGGACGCATGGCCATTACTTTCTTGGATGATTCTGTTGTAAAACTTACAGAGTTTAGCGAATTAATTATTGATGAGTATATCTATGACCCGGACCCATCAAAAGCCAAAATGGCTCTTACCTTTGGTCTTGGTACAGCAAGGTTTATTACAGGCAGTCTAAACAAGATAGACAAAAAAAATATTAGTCTTAAAACGCCTACAGCCAATATTTCAATTAGAGGTACCGATTTTACAGCTACAGTAGATGAGCTAGGTAGGTCATTAATTATACTTTTACCTGACGCACTTGGATTATCAAGTGGTGAGATAGAGGTGGTCACTGCCATGGGTACCGTTCTTTTAAATAAACCATATCAAGCCACAACAGTAAGCGTGTTTGAATCAGCTCCAAGTAAACCTGTTATCTTAGATTTAACACTTGATGTCATAGATAACATGCTCATTGTTACTCCTCCTAAAGAAGAAATAGTAATACAAGAAGAAACCACAACAACAAAAGGCGACAGCGTGCTTGATTTTAATGATTTAGACATAGACTATCTTGCTGAGGATTTTCTTTCTGACGATAGCCTTGAATACAATGAGCTTTCAATTAATTATCTCGATGTTAATTATTTGGAAGACTTATTAAATGTTTTAGATGCACTTGCTATAGCAGAAGAAGAAGATGTTTTAGCACAAGCAACTAGCACGCAAATAACAGGAACACTTTTAGGCAGAGACCCTGAAACGCAAATTACCACCTTAATAACAGGTAATGTTGTAAGCCTTAGAAGACAGGTGAATGAAAGCGTCCGTGTAGATTTGGACGGCAGCAATTCTTACACAGTCATCTTTATACAAGACGGTATTTCTAATGTAGTTAAAGTAAACGGAGGCGGTGATTCGGTCATAACAATTACTCAGTCAGATTAATTAAGTGTAGATAAGTGTTGACTTCTGTTGCAACCTATGTATAATGGTAGGTATATTAAATAAAAAGGAGTTAATTAATATGACAATAAGAATAGAAAAAACTGGTGGCTTTGAGTTAGTGCCTAGCACCTGTCTTAAATGCAATGCACCTACGCTAGACCAAACAAGCAATGAGGAAAATTGTGAGAATTGTGGCTACTGGCTTGTGTATGCTACTGGTGAAGGCAGCGATTTTTATGAAAAAATGGAGGTTGTAGCATAATGAGTAAACCTACATTACAAAAAGTGTATGAAAAGATGACTTTAATTCAACAGAATCCAAACGACCTTTGCTTGGTATGTGTTTGGGATGACGGCAAGCCTGCAATAGCACTGGGTCTTAAAAATGGTGAAACGATGACACCATTAGCAATAATGCTAGACCAACAAAGGTGCGATAACCTTGAACCTGACTGGAACAATTATGAAGAGATTGAATCAGTAATTGCAAAAGCACAAAAGGCGGAGGACAGGACGACAAAGGAGCAGTTTGACAAACATCATGCTACCATTGATAAAATTTTTGAAGATTCAAGTTATTGATGAAAAAACTAATCGTACCAATATTGATAACACTAGCCTTACCGCTAGTGTTTCAATCTACTCCAACAGAAATACTAAAACTAAAAACATTTGATGCGTTGGTTAAAGAACAAAAACCAAGTGGAAACTTTGTAATTCTCAACATATCAGAATCTGATGTTAAAGAAAGAGGTGGCTTTCCTTTTCCAAGAAGAGACCTAGCACAAATACAAATAGACTTAATTAATGAAGGAGCTATTGGCGTTGGTTGGGCAATGAGCTTTTCAGAGGCTGACAGGTTTGGAGGTGATGATGTATTTGCACAATCTCTTTCTTTTGCACCAAGCGTTTTAGCAATGTTTGAAACACCAAATGGTCAATACCCAAAAACAGTTGGCACGGTAATTAAGGGAAACGAAGTTGGAGGCATACCAACACAGGGTATTGTAGAAAATATTGATGTTTTAAAAGAACAAACCTATCAAGGCATAGCGACAGCTCCGGTAGATATAGATAACCTAGTCAGACGAGTGCCTTTGTTGATGAAAACACCTGATGGATGGTCGCCTAGTTTTGGCACAGAAATACTAAAAGCATTAACAGAAACAAGGTCTTATATTATTACTACAAATGATAATGGTATTCAGGAAATAGCAGTCAGACATTTACCTCCAATAAAAACAGATAATCTTGGTCGCAAGTGGGTTAGTTGGGTTGACACACCACAAACTACATTAAAAGAAATGAAAGTTGCAGGAAAGTTTGTAATCATTGGAGTCACAGCCAATGGAATCATGCCACAAGTAGCAACTCCAGTCGGATTATTAGAGCCGCATAAAATACAAGCAGCACTGGCTGAGTCAATTCTTTTAGAAAACTCACCAATAATCCCTGATTGGTCTTTAGCAGCAGAAATACTAATTTTTACTATAATCGTGTCTCTAACATGGCTCCTAATCAATTATCTTGGCATGACCCTAGGCATTGCATTAGCAACCTTAACAATGTTGTGTACGGCATTAGGTGGTTATTGGTTAATACAGAAAGGAATTTTACTAGATGTAACGTGGACTTTAGTCTCACAATTCATTGCAGGAGCTATTGCTTTCTATTTGCGTTTCAGAGAACAGTTTAAATTGCGTTTACAAATTAAAAAACAATTTGAACACTACCTTGACCCAAGGCAAGTAAAACAATTACAGAAAAATCCTGACTTATTAAAGTTAGGCGGAGAAAGAAGAAGGTGTACTTTTATTTTTACAGATTTACGAGGATTTACCGCACTAAGCGAATCAGTTGAACCTGAGCAGGTTACATACATTATGAACAAAGTTTTAACAGCGCAGGTAGATGCAGTACAAAAACACGGAGGCTTGGTAGACAAATTTATTGGCGATGCCGGGATGTACATATTTAATGCACCTCTTGATGTAAAACATCATGAACAGATAGCTTTTGAATGTGCTTTAGATATAATAAAAAATATTAAAGTGGTAAACCAAGAGCTAGAAGCAGAGGGTATGCCATCTATAGCCATAGGCATTGGTTTAAATACTGGTGATGCCATCGTAGGTAATATGGGAAGCAATACTAGGTTTGACTATTCTGCTATTGGAGATGCTGTTAATATCGCAGCTAGGCTAGAGTCTGCTACTAAAGAAAGAGGAGTAGACATTCTCATTGGTGAAGAAACAGAAAAGTTTTGTGGTTATTCTTTAAAAGTGTTAGAATCTATCAAGGTTAAAGGGAAAGAAAAACCATTAAAAATTTATACAACAAGTTAATAAGATTTATGGCAACAACAAAAGAAGCAATTACCAAAATAGAAGCACACGAAAGAGAGTGTACGATTAGATACGAAAACATAGAAAGAAGACTAGAAGACGGCTCAAAGCGTTTTGATAAGCTAGAAAACATGATATGGGCTGTTTATCCATTTATTTTACTTTCCGTGGTTTTATCTAGGTTTGTATGAGCAAAGTTTTAATAGGTATAGTTTTTGTTTTAACAGCTATAACTTATTATTTATTTACCCAAAATCAAACACTTACAGCTAACAATCTTGCATTAGAAGGAGCTGTTGCCACACAAAAAGAAGCAATTGCAAGCCTGCAAAACGATTTTACTTTACAAACAAATAGTTTATTAGAGCTGCAAGGCAGAAACCAAGAGATTCAACAAGAGATGTCAAGGTATCTTGATATATTTAAAAGACATAATTTAACCAAATTAGCAGCAGCTAAACCCGGCTTAATAGAACCAAGAGTAAATAAAGGAACTAAAGATGTATTTGATAGCATTGAAGAAGATAGTCGTAACATTGACAATCTTGATGATGGCTTGCAGTTGCAGTCTGATACCCAGTAAACAACAAGTAGAAGTCATATCTAAGCCAATAGAAAGAACTATAGTTCAACCTATTATGCCTAGAGAAATAGACTTAAAAGACCCTCATTGGTATGTTGTATCAAGTAAAAATTTAGATGAATTTTTAGAACAAATAGAAAAAGACCAAGGACAAGTTGTATTTGTTGCTATGTCTATCTCTGACTATGAACTTATGGCATACAATATGCAAGAATTAAAAAGGTATATGAATGAAGTTAAAGAAGTTGTCGTTTATTATAGAAAAGTTACTACAAAACAAAAGGAGCAGTAAAATGAATATTTCTCAAGAGGGGTTAGCTCTAATTAAAAAGTTTGAAGGTTGTGAGTTAGAAGCATATAAATGTGCAGCAGGAGTTTGGACTATTGGATATGGTTCTACTAAAAATGTAAAAGAAGGCGATACTATAACTCAAGAAGATGCAGATAAATTACTAGCACATGAAATGAATGAATATGAAAGTTATATACACGATATGGTTACTGTTGATTTAAAACAACATCAATTTGATGCTCTTGTTTCATGGGTTTTTAATTTAGGACCAACAAATTTAGCAGCCTCAACATTATTAAAAGTTTTAAATAAAGGTGAATATGATGAAGTTCCAGCACAAATTAAAAGATGGAACAAAGCTGGAGGTAAAGTTTTACAAGG